GGCCCGTGCGGCGCATCGCTCTCCCGCACGATCGCGCCGGATGAGGCGCCCTGCGGCATTGTCCCGCCCGCGCCCGGCACCCGCCGCAAGGACAGCCGCACCGCCATCGCCTCCCACTCGCGCTCCTCGATCCGCCACAGCCCCGGCGCGCCCGCGACCGTCACCGTGTCGCCCGGCAAGCGCGCCAGCGCGCTCCAGTCGCAGCGCAGCGTCATCGTCGCCCGCCCGGCCCAGCGCGCCGCCAGCCGCGCCGCCGCCATCTCCCGCGCGGCGTCGGCGGCGAGCACGGCGGGCAGGTCGATGCCCGCCTCCTGCCGCCCCGGCCCCGGCCGCACCGCCCGCTGCACCCCCGCCTGATAATCGCGCGCGGCGTCATGATGGCGCAGGCTCAGCGCCACCGGCACGCCGTCCGCCGCCTCGCCCGCCTGCGCCACCGCGTCGACGGCGCGCCCGTTCACCCGCCGCGCCAGCGCCGCGCCACCCGTTTCCGCCACCGCGCTCCCTGGCGCGACCAGCCGCAAGCCCGCCTCCTCCGCCCGCAGCGCCAGCCCCCGCGCCTCGATCAGCGGGGAGAGCGCCGCCGCCACATCCGCCCCGTCGGCGGCATAGCCGTCCACAGTGTCCAACCCAACGCCCGCGATCCGCCCGCCGCTCAGGGCCGCCGCCAAGCCGCCGATCTCGACCGCCCCTTCATCCGCCTCCACCTCGAAAGTCAGCGACGGAATCCGGTTGCCATAATCGGCCAGCGCCAGATCCTCGAACAGGACATAGGCGATGCCCCGATGCGCGGGCGTCTGGCCGATCCCCTCCGCGGCCGCGATCAGCGGATCGACCGCCTGGTCCTCGCCGCCATGATGCACGCGGAACGCGCCCAGCTCGGTCTTGAAATCGCCCGCCGCCCCGCGCAGCAGGTTGCCGTCGGCCCAGACCCGCCCGATCCCCCGGATCGCCCGCGCCGACAGCGCCACCGCAAAGCTCGCGCTGTAACTATAGGTCGTGACGCTCGGCCGCCCCTTGCCGCCGCCCTGCCGCTCGCGCGTCTCGGTAAGGTCGGTGGCCCAGATCACCGTGCCCGCCACGCGCATCGTCCCGAAGATTCGCGGCACCTGCGCGCCATAGCTCGACGTCTGCACCTGCAATTCGCGCAGTCTTGCGCCCTCGCGCCCTTTCGGCCGGAACAGCACCTCCCGGTCGAAGACATTGCCGATCAGCCCGCCGATCGCGCCCCCGATCGGCCCGCCCAGCGCCGTCCCCACCGCGCTCAGCACTATGGTCGCCATTCCCTACCCCCTCATCCGTTCACTTCGAGCCTGTCGAGAAGGCCCTCGGCGCTACGCCCGCCACCACGACAGCATCGGCCAGGGCGAAACCCCCGGCATCTCCACCACCCGCCGCAACCCCGCATGGGCGTGGACGAAGCCACCCGGACAGGCGATCATCAGGTGCAACTGCACCGGCCCCGGCCGCACCAGCGCCACGTCGCCCGCGCGTCCCTGCTCCACCATCCGCAGCCCCGCCGCGCGCAGCCCCGCCTCGGCCCGCGCCACATTCCCGCTCCGCAAGCCATAGCCGTGTGGCGCATCCCGCCCGGTCGCCGCCGCCACCAGCCCCACACAGTCCAGCCCGTCCATGTCCCGCCCGTGCAAGCGAAACGGCACGCCGACGCACGCCCGCGCGCGCGCCACCACGTCCGCCCCGCTCATGCGCCGGGGTATCGGGTCAGCAAATCTATGCCCGGCAGATAGGGTTCGCCGCGAAAATTGACGGCATTGCCGAACCGCTCGGCACAGGTCGCGAGCTGCCGGTCGCACCCCTGCGTCAACAGCGCCAGCGTACCCGCCGCCACCGCGAAGGCCGGCGGATCGGTCAGCGTCAGACCCGCCGCATCATTTTCCGCCACCCCCTGCGTCAGGCCGCAATTCGGCCCGGTGAGCCAGCGCAACGTCCCGAACGCATAAGCCCCCGGCTCCAGCCCTTCGGCAGCGACCGCCGCGTCCGCCACCCCCGTCACCGCCACCACGCGCCGCCTTGACGCCATATCCACGCGGCAGGCCCGGTCGCCCAGCCGGGCGCGGCAATCGGGCGATGTGGAGGGCGCGACCGGCCCTCCCAGCACCGCCGCCGCGCCGATCAGCTCTGCGGTGAACGCCGCCCCCGTCCGCGCCACCGCGCCGATCTCGCCCCGCGCCAGCAGCAGCCACAGGTCGCCCGGCGCTTCCCACTGCGTCAGCCGCAGTTCCAGGGCCGCCCCGTCCCAGCGCCCGGCCATCAGGTCGCGCTCGGTCAGCGCGTCGCTCGACAAGGCGCCCGCCACATCGCTGTCCTCGCCGTCCAGGCCGATGCCGCTGCGCACCGCCGATGGCGTCATCCCCGGCGCGGCGCGATAGGTCAGCCCGCCGATCATCAGATCGCGGTCATGGCTGGTGAGGCCGATCGCCACCCCGTCCCGCCGCTCGATCCGCCAGCAGAAGGCGAGCGTCGATAGCGGCTGCGCCAACGTCTCCACCCCGCTCATTCGCGTATCTCCACCAGCGGCACCGACGGCGCTTCCCCGGCGGCGAAGGTCGCGCGGTTGATCTCCAGCCGGTCCTCGGCAAAGCGCACCGGCACGTCGAAGCGATAGCCCGCCGTCAGGGCCACACCTTCGGCCGGCGCCGTGTCGAACGCGATGACGCCAAGCCCCGCATAGACCCAGCCGCCCGTCATCTCGACGCCGTCGGCCGCCACGCGGATGCTGCCCGCCACCGGCCGCGTGATCCGCCGCCCCTGCGCGTCCTCGCCCTCCCCATAGTATCGCATCAGCGCAAACTCGGCCGTCACCCCGTCGCCCGTGCCCAGCCGCTGGTCGATCGGCGACGGGGCCGCGCCCGCCGCGCCGCTGCGGTCGTCATAGGGATCGGTGAAGCGGAACCCCCGCGCCGCGCCCCTGCGCGCCCGGAAAAAGTCGATCAGCACGCCCATGTCCGCCTCGGACCGGACCCCCGGCCCGGCGTCGAAGGACAGGCGCGCGTCGGCCCAGTCGCTGCTGCGCCGTTCATGCCCCGAAGGGCTTTCGACGATCTGCGTCGAAAAGGCCGGGCTGATGCTCGCCTCCCGCCCTATGCTCAGGGGAAACAGCACATCGTCAAAGGCTTGCACATCATCCTCCCCATTTAGTGTGAAGCAGGTAAAGCCGTCGCGGCACACCTGCGGCAGCGCCCAGATAAAGGTCGCCGCCGTCCCCCGCGCGACCGCCGCCTGCGCCGCGTCCGCGATCCTGCGCCACTGCCCCGCCTGCTCGGGCAACAGCACGAAGCCCGCCAGATAATGCTGCTCCCCGACCGGATAGCCCAGCCGCGCCGTCGCCAGATCGACGCCCCGCGCCGTCAGGTTCGGCCGCCCCTCCGTCACCCAGTCATAATCTTCCAGCTGCAGCACGTCGAAGGCGGGGTGCGCCCACCCCACGGGCATGTTCGCCCGCTTGGCCTCGGGCGCGCGGGGATCGAGGATCGTCGGCAGATAGGCGAGCAGATGAGTCACAGCGTCCGGCGCGATGCCCTTCACATGCGCGCACAGCGCCGCCGTCGAACCGGCAAGCAACGCCCCCGCCGCATCCAGCAGGTCGCGCTGGCCCGCGTCCAGATCACCCCACAGACTCGGGATCGACACCGGACTACCGCCCAGCGCCGCCCGCGCCGCATCGTCATAGAGGCAGATGCGCCCGTCCCCCGGCATCACCCACCACCAGGGTTCGCCGACCTGAAACAAGATCGGCAGGTCCGCTTCCAACCCGATGGAAACAAAGGCTCCCGCCACCTGCCGCAGGTAATTCATCGCCCCTTCATGCGCGGGCGACAGCAAGGTTGACGGCGGCGCCCATCCGGTCAGCGCCGGCGCGCCATCCTCCGCCCGCTGCTTCCAGTCGCCCCAGCAATGCGCGTCGAAAAGCTCGTAGGACAGCGACCAGATAACCCCCATCCCCATCGCCCTGGCCCGCGCGGCAAAGTCCCGGTGCCACGCCGCGCACGGCGCGTTGAGCACCCCGCCGGCCAGGCTGACGTAAAGCCCATCGACGCTGGAGGGATCGGGCCGCTCCAGCCGGAAATAGTGGCTCATCCCCACATAATGGTTGATCGCCCCGCGATAGCCCAGCGCATGGATCGCCTCGACGATCCGCTGCGGCGTCTGGTTGAAACAATCGTCATAGCCGGTCGCCATCGACAGCCCATGCTCGGGCAGCATCACGTCGCCGACCGCGATCACAGACCCCGCGCCGTCGCAGCGTATCTCGCTCAGTTCGGCCCAGCCCTCGACCGGCGTGGCAAAAGGCGTCATCCCCTCGTCATAATCGGGCGGCACCAACGATATGAACATCCGGTCGATGTCCCCCGCCCACACCGGATCGGCATCCTCGGGCAGGTCATACCCACCCACCAGCGCGGAAAAATCAAGCGTGATATCAGCATCTTCCGGGCCACCGCTCGCATAGTTCCACAAGCGCACATACCAGCTTTTCGCCGCCCCGCTTTCGTCCCGCCCCTCGATGGTCAGCGTCGGCCCGTGCGTCTCGTCCAGCCTGCGCACGCCCCCCGACCGCCAGCGGAACGACAGCACGCAATCCCGGAAATCCCGCGCCGTCTCATAGGCGAGCAGCGGATGGCTCCATCGGTCCTCCGCCTCCCAGATAAGGCCCGCCAGATCGCCCGATCCGTAAAACACCGCGTCGACCCGCACCGCATCCGGCGCGGTCGTCACCACCCCCGCCATCATCGGCCGGGGGAAATTCACCGTCCAATGGGTCGCCGCGAACCGCTTCAGAAAGCGCGTCTCCTGCCCCCGCCGCGCATCCGCCAGCCAGTAGTTCAGCCTGCTCATCGCTCCAGCGCCCCCTTGACCGCCCGCGCCACCTGCCGCGCGCTCCGCGCCAGCAACCGCGCCTCGCTTGCCTCCCCGCCGCCATTCACCGCGATCCGCACCCGCACGTCGCGCGCGCTACCACCCGCAACCACCTGCCCGCTCGTCGTCGGCACGAACATTTCCGGCCCGCGCTCGCCGACCAGGTACGCGCGCCCCGGCGCCACCGGCCCGCCCGTCGCCCGCCCCGGCAGGCCCAGCGCGGCGGTCAGCAGCGACGTGCCCAGGCTCAGCAAACCGCCGCCCCCCGCGCCGCCGCCCACGGCCCCCTGCAACGCGCTCCCCGCAATCGCGTCCAGGACGCTCAGCGCCATCCTGCGCAGATCCTCGAACCCGAACTTGCCGGTCCGCACCGCGCGCAGCAGCCCCTGCTCGATCCGCACCCCCGCCCGCTCCGCCCCTGCGGCCAGCGGCCCTTCCATGCCCGCCCGCATCGCCTCCACGTCGCGCGACAGGCTGGCGGTATCGGCCCGCACCCGCACCACCAGCGTCTCGATCTCCTCGTCCATGCCCTTCCCCCTCCAAAATCCTCCCCTTGCAGGGGAGGATGCAAGCCCCCCTCAATCCGGCATCGCCGCCAGCAACCGCGCCAGTTCCGTCCCATCCACGCCGCCGCCGGCGCCGCCAGCCTCCTCGCCCCGCGCCGCGCGCAGCACGCTCGCCAGTTCCGCCGGGGTCGCGCGCCAGAACTCGTCCGGCCGCCAGCCGAGCAGCCATCCCGCCATCCCCGCCAGCACATCCGCCCGATCGGCAAAGCGCGTCATTTTCCCGCCAATATCTGCTGCAACACGGCTTTGAGCACCGGCGTCACCCGCGCCAGCCCCAGCGCGATCACCGCCTCGCCCAGCGCCTCGCGCGTCAACGCCCGCCGGTCGACCAGGCAATGCCAGAACAGTCCCACCAGATCGGCGAGCGACAGCTTGCCGTCAGCCGCCCGCTCCACCAGCGCAAACAGCGGCCCCAGCTCCGCCTCCGCCGCCACCAGCGCGGCAAAACTCGGCCGCAGCGTCAGCAGGTCGCCGCCCACCGGCAACGCCGCCTCCCCCCGCGCGGGGTTCGCCTGGCTCCCGCTCACAGGCTCACCACCGCGCCGGAACTTTCCAGGCTCAGCGCATAGTTGCGCTCGCCATTATAATCGCCGGCATAATCGAGCCGGGTGACGAGAAACCTGCCCCGCATCCGTTCCCCGCTCTCGAAACTCAGCTCATAGCTTTCGATCGTGCCCGACAGCGCGTGGTTGCGGATGCGCACCTCCGCCGCGGACCCCGTGAACAGCCCCGCCGCCGACACGCTGACCGACCGCACGCCGGCGCCCGACAGCAATTCGCGCCAGCCGCCCGAATCCTTGCTGGTGATGTTCACCGCCTCGCCATTGACCGACAATTGCGTGGTGCGCATCCCCGCCACCGTCGCATATGTTGCGGGCGTGTTTCCGTCGCCCACCTTCAGCAAAAATGCACTTCCCTTTTCGACGCCCATGGCGCATCCTTTCTTCAGCTAAACCGTGCAAAACGCAGGATATGGAGAGGTTTCGATGATCGTTTCAGCCGCGCTCGTGATGATGCTCGCCGGCGCGCCTTCCGCCGACGCCGTGGGCACCGGCCGCAAGGATTTTTCCAAATGCCTGGCCGCGCAGGTGCAGCCCTCGCTCGACAAGAAGCTGACCGCCGGCGATTTCCAGAGCGCGATCAAAAAGGCCTGCGCCGACAAGGAAGCCGCTTTCCGCGCCGCCATCGTCGCGCAGGACAAGGCCGACAAGATGTCGGACAAGGACGCGCAGGCCGACGCCGACGACCAGATCGCCGAATATATCGACAAGATCACCTCGGAATATGAGGAAAGCAGCCGCCCGAGCTGAGGCGGCACCGCGCCGCCCCTCCTCCCGGACATGCGTCGCCCCGGACTTGATCCGGGGTCCGCTTCTCCGGCCCGGACCGCCTTGAGCATTTGAGACATTCGTCATCCCGGACTTGATCCGGGATCGCGCTGGCTTTCTAAGCGCCCTCGCGCACCGCCCGCACCCGCCAGTCGATCGTCGCGCGCCACCCCGCGCCCTCTCCGCGCGCCACCGGCGCCACGCGCGACCGCGCCAGCCGCGCGCTGACGATCCGCCAGCCGTCCGCGCTCGCCGCCGCCTCCACCGCCGGCCCGACCCGCGCCATCATCGCCGCCAGCCGCGCGGGCGCGGCGTCCGCCACCACCAGCCCGACGGTCAGCCGCAGCTCGCGCCCGTCCACATCCTTGCCGCCCCAGTCCGCGCCCAGGCATTCGCCCACAAACGCATAGGGCGCG